TTGCTGCATTTATCCCACAGGATATAGACCCAACTGAAGAGTCTGTATCTAAATGGCTGGAAGATTATGCCGATGTATTCGGCTATGAAACCCAGTCTAACCAGGCAACGCCTAATGTAGATCCAAAACAGGCTGCTGCATATCAACGGATGACCAATGCTGTAGAACAGGGAGTTACTCCTGAGTTCCAAGCAGACGTTCATCGTAAGTTGATGAATGCAAATAGCCGTGAAGAACTGGATGAAATTATTAGGTCGTCTGGTCTCTAAGACCGAACCTATCCGAAAGGTAAAATAAATGGCAATTCCTACAGGTACATTGACACAAATTTCGTCAATGCAAAACCTTGTACAGAGTGCGTACGATCAGTATGTTCGTATGGCTCTTCGCTCCATCCCAGTGATGCGTGCGTTGGCTGATGTTAAGCCAGTACAGCAAGCAATGCCAGGTTCGTCAGTTGTATTCTCCATTTACTCAGATCTCGCAACAGCGACTGGTACATTGACAGAAACTTCTGATGTTTCCTCTATTGCTCTTGGTAACCCTTCACAGGTTACTGTAACACTTAACGAGTACGGCTCAGCCGTAACAACAACCAAGAAGTTGAACCTAACTTCTTTCAACGATGTTGACTCAGCTCTTGCTGACATCATTGCATACAACGCTGCAGATTCTATTGACTCTGTAGTAGCAGCCGTTCTAACTGGTTCTACAGGAACTAACGTAATCTACGGTGGAGCCGCAACTGGCACCAACTCTATTACATCCTCTGGCACCATCACTTCTGCTAACATCCGTAAGGCTGTTGTTCAACTACGCAGCAACAAGGCAGTTCCTCGCATTGGCGATCTATATGCTGCATATCTACACCCACGTCAGTCTGCTGACCTCCGTGCCGAATCAGGTACTGGTGGATTCCAGGAACTAACCAAGTACGTTGATCGTACTCCGTTCGTTGCTGGAGCAGTTGGCGTTCTTGAAGGTGCATTCATTGTTGAAACACCTCGCGTTCCGTCTGCGGCAAATACGCAATCACCAGCAGTTACTGTCTATAGCGCAGTAGTTGCAGGTCGTGAAGCACTTGCTGAAGCAACCGTTCAAGATACATCAGTTGTGATTGGTCCAGAAATTGACGCTCTGCGCCGTTTCCGCACCATCGGCTGGTACTATTTCGGTGGCTTTGCACGTCTTCGTGAAGCGGCTCTATACCGCATTGAGACTGCAACTTCTATCAACTAGTAGTTGATTGACTATCAGGCAGGACCTAGAAGCCCTGCTTGGTGGTGAGTTAATTCTGAAAGGAAAAGATGCCCTACACATTAACGACACCTTGGCGTTGGGAAACTTGGGGAGCTGACTACACCCAGTTCACTCCATACGCTCGTCTTGCTGCTAGGCCAGTAACTGGTGGTTCAATAACAGGAACTATCAATCCATTTATTACTGATATTCCTCGTGGCTATACATTTATTGTTAATGGAACTACCGTTACTACAGAGCAGACACCAAGCCAAGACACACTAGCTGCTGCTGATTCATACTATCTTGGCGGAACTACCAATACAATTAGTGATGCTCAAGCCCAGATATTTATTAACGCTGGTTACTCAAGTTTTGTGACACAAATATAATGCCTAGATACGATTATATCTGTAGCACCTGCGAAGTTAAAGAAGAGATATTAAGATCATACTCTGACTTTGAAAAAGAAGAGATTTGCTCCGTCTGCAGTAATGAAATGATGAGAGTAATTACTATGCCAAACTTTGCAGGGTGCTTCCCTACCAGGCAAGGCTGGGATAAAGATAAAGAAATCAAATGGGATAAAGAATTGGACTCTTACTACTCTGCTGTAAAGCAGGGAGTAGAACCAATATCTACCAAGAAAAAAGATATAGACGCAGCAATGATGTTATCTAATGAGGTTGGTAAAGCCTTTGATGGAAACACTCTAAAGTTCAAGGAGAACTAAAATGCCAGGAAACTACCCAAACGAATATAGCAACAAGTTTGAGCCAGAAGAGAACGAGTACACACCTTGGCCTCCAGACACAAACGATAAGCCTTTTATGACCTATGAGTCCTTGATGAAGGGTGCTCCAGGAAAGCCTGCCAAATGAAGAAAGCAAAAGGCGCTAAGAAGGTTGCTAAAGTAATGCGTGAGTATAAGAAGGGCGAACTTAATATCGGCAAGTCTTCTAAGAAAGTAAAATCTAAGAAGCAAGCCATAGCTATTGCCTTGTCTCAAGCAGGAATGTCTAAGAAGAAAAAGTAATGTCTTCGGGACAATACAAGACACACCGAGGATTTAACTCTGTTCAGATTAAAAACGGATTTATTGTTAGACTCAATAAGAACGGAACAATCCGAGCAATCTTAGGAAAGTACGGAGAATATGGCAAAGAAAAAAAGTGATTCACGTCTTACACGCGCTGGTGTATCGGGCTTCAATAAGCCCAAGCGTACGCCTAGCCACCCAACTAAGAGCCACGTTGTTGTTGCCAAAGAAGGATCTCAAGTCAAGACAATTAGATTCGGACAGCAAGGCGTAAGCGGCGATAAGAAGCCTACTGCTAGACAGAAGTCATTCAAAGCAAGACATTCAAAAAACATTGCTAAAGGCAAGATGAGCGCCGCATTTTGGGCAGATAAGGTGAAGTGGTGAAGAAGAAACCATTCTGGGAAACAAAGAACCCAAAGAAGAAATCAACAAAATTAACACCTGCACAGAAGAGCGCAGCTAAAGCTCGCGCTAAAGCAGCAGGTCGTCCATATCCAAATCTAATAGATAACGCAGCAGCAGCAAGAAAAAAGAAGAAGTAAGGAGTAAACAGTGGCACTAGGTGTTGCAGGTACAACTCTCAACTCAGAGTTAAATCGTCTAGCTAATGGTGGAACCTATCGCATTGCTGCTAATATGGTTGATATGGCTAAGGCAGCCCGAGAATGGGCAGCGCAACGTAGCGTCACTCTTACTGTAACAGACACCGTAGGAGTTCTAAATCAAATTGCTGGCAACGCTAATAAAGCTAATTGGCTTGATTTTAATGGTGTATGTAATCAGCTCGCTTCTACTTCTGGCTTACCTGCGGCGGCTGCTCTCAGGGCGGTCTCTACCTGATGAGTGCGAAATATAATTTAGTCTGCGATCAGGCCACTACATTTAACTTTCAGTTCCAAGTGCAGAACAACATTGCTGGAACTGCAACTCCTTGGAACCTAACAGGATACACAGGAACAATGACAGTACGCCCATTTGTGGGCGCATCTACAACTACTGTAGTTGCATCTACTGCTAATGGTCGTATGGTATTTGATGCTCTTAATGGACGAGTTACCGTAACTATTGATGCTACAACTACTGGCGATATTGTTGCTAGTAGATATTCATATGATTTAGTTTTAGATTCAGGTGCAGAAATAACAAGAGTCTTAGAAGGTAAGTTCATAGTAACGGGGGCCGTGACTACGTGAGTACTATTATCGTAATTGAGTCAATCACTCCACAAGTTGCAGTAGAGTTTTCAGCAAGTCAAGGACCGCAAGGTGGTCAAGGACTAACAGGCCCTACTGGTCCTACAGGACCAACTGGTAATACTGGTGCTACAGGATCTACTGGCCCAACTGGTCTCACTGGTCCCACAGGAAGCACAGGAGCGACAGGTGCTACGGGCAATACAGGACAAACTGGTCCGACTGGGGCTACAGGCCCGACAGGAAGTACAGGAGCAACAGGACCCACAGGTGCTACAGGCCCAACTGGTAATACGGGTGCAACAGGTCCAACAGGACCTCAAGGTATTACAGGAGACACAGGACCGACTGGACCTACTGGTCCCGTAGGTGCCACAGGACCAGTAGGAGTCACTGGTAATACAGGTCCTGCGGGCGCTACAGGCCCTGTAGGAGCCACTGGACCGCAAGGTGTGACAGGTGACGTAGGTCCGACAGGGGTAATAGGCGCTACGGGGCCTACAGGCCCTACTGGTGCTACTGGAACAGTAGGTGCTACAGGCGCTACTGGACCAACTGGTGCTACAGGTGCCGATGGTGGCGGTGCTAACTTCTATGACTACAAAGTCAAGACAACTATTACTACAGGCGATCCTGGCAACACACATCTTATTTACAACAATGCAACACAAGTATCTGCCACTCAAATCAATGTAAGTCATATTGATGTTGATGGTTTTGATATTGACATCTTCTTGGCTTTGATTAAGCAAAACGATACTTTAATTATTCAAGATGATAATACTTCTGATAACTTCCAAAAGTGGACAGTATCTGCTGCACCAACACTGCAAACAGGATATGTTCAGATTCCAGTAACATTTGTAACATCAGGCGGAACTGGCACAACTAACTTTTCTAACAACCAAAATGTAATCTTTGTAATCTTTAGTGCTGGTATCGTAGGACCTACAGGTGCCACAGGTTCTATCGGTGCCACTGGTCCTACTGGGCCACAAGGTGTTACAGGCTCAACAGGTCCTATTGGTGCAACAGGACCTACTGGACCGCAAGGCACAGCAGGAGATGTTGGGGCAACTGGTGCGACAGGTCCAACTGGAGCAACAGGACCAATCGGAGCAACTGGACCTACTGGTCCAACAGGAGACATCGGACCTACTGGTGTCACTGGACCGATAGGTGTAACAGGACCTACAGGACCTACTGGTCCTACAGGTGCTACTGGTCCTACAGGTGCTACTGGTCCTACAGGAGCAACAGGACCAACTGGACCGCAAGGTATAACAGGTGATACTGGACCAACTGGAGTAACAGGACCAGCAGGAGTTACTGGTACTACTGGAGCGATAGGTGCTACTGGACCTACAGGACCTACAGGTCCAACAGGACCTACAGGTGTAACTGGTCCTACAGGTGCGGGATTAACCGATATCTCAGTTCGTGCTTTTGCTAACAGCACAACTACCTGTACAACAACTTACACTACTATTGCATTTGATAGTGAAGATTTTGACACTGATACAATGCACGACAACTCAACCAATAACAGTCGTTTGACAATTAAAACTGCTGGAAAATTTATTGTTGGCTCAACGGTTACTTCTAATGCTAACCAATCTATGTTTATCCGCATTTTACTTAATGGAACAACAGTTATTGCTGAGGCAAATGCTGGTAACGGTGGTCCTGGTGACAGTCGAGTCATTACAACTTTGTATAACTTTGCTCTTAATGATTATGTTGAAATCCAGTGTAAATCTGGTGGCGCTAATATCACAACAACCACTGGAACTAATTGTAATTTCTGGGCAAAGAAGATATAGGAGATATAAATGAAGCAGACGTATACTCCAATTCCTTTACAATGGGATAACAATAAGTTTGAGGAAGATAATAACTGTGTTGCCTATGCCGAAGATGGACTACTTGCAGTAGTAAGTGAAAATGGCATTGACAATTTAGAAGAAAAAATACAAGCCAATATCGCATCCTACGCAGAAGTCTTACAGCAAAGACAAGACTTAATGAACCGACTAGGGTTAACCCAAGAAGACATTGAATTGCTTTTGTTGTGGTAAAATAATATAACTTTCAATCTTAGGTGGTATGTGAGTCTCGACAAATACTTTGACAGAATTATTGTCATCAATGTCAATAGGCGTTCAGATCGTTTAGAGCAGTTCCGTAAAGAAGCCGAAACAGTTGGCTTTGACTTTGAAGTACATTCAGCAATGGATGGACAGTTCCTAGGTATGGACCCGATAGTGGCTGGCAGGTTAAGTCATATAGAGGTTCTACGAAAGATAAAGCCAGATGAGATGGTTCTTATCTGCGAAGATGATGCTAAATTTAGAGAAGACTTCAATGAGGTCTTTGATGAATATATGGCAGACCTGCCCGAAGACTGGGATATCTTCTATCTAGGAGCAGTAAAAAATGAGACTAAGCCAGTCAATAAACACTGGGTCAGACAGGTAGTCTCAACAGGGACTCAAGCCTATTGTGTCAACCCAGCCAAGGTAGATTTATTTATCCAGATAGCCAGAGAGTTTGACCGCCATATAGACATTGCCTATAGGGTCTGGGCTAACAGGACTAATGCCTATATTGCCCATCCAAATCTGGTAATTCAACACGATGGATTCTCAGATTTACGCGGCGAGTTAGTCTCCGATTTCCAGGGTTTTCAGTAGAATTGTGGTATGAGATTCCACGTCGTAGCACTACCACATACTAACACAACTAAAGATTTCGCAGGCTGTGCGTACACTGAAAAGGTACGCAGGTTCTGCAATATGATGAAGGGCTTAGGCCATACAGTCTATCTCTACGCAGGCGAAAAGAATGAAGCCGAAGTAGATGAACTTATTCCTTGTATCACTGAAACGCAACGACGTATTGTCGTAGGTAACAAGCCTTATGTAGAAGCACCGTTTGATTACCGTTTACCTCACTGGCAGAAGTTTAATAAGAAGGCTGCTGCTGAGATTAAGAAGCGAGCAGAGAAGACAGATTTTATCTGTGTCATTGGCGGAGCAAGTCATAAGCCAATCTCAGATGCACTGCCACATATGATGACAGTGGAGTTCGGTGTTGGATACTCAGGTATCTTTTCTAAGTATCGAGTATTTGAATCATATGCCTGGATGCACGCAGTCTACGCTCAACATCAGAACGCAGCGCAAGTAGATGGTTCATTCTTTGATGCGGTCATTCCAGGTTACTTAGATCCTGATATGTTCCCGCTAGGTAAAGGCGATGGAGATTATTACCTTTACATAGGCAGAATGGTTCCACGTAAAGGCATAGATATCGCAGCGCATATCTGCAAACTTATCGGTGCTCGTTTAATCTTTGCAGGACCTGGCCCACATATCCCGAACTATGGTGAGTATATCGGACCTGTTGGACCTGAGAAGCGAGCAGAGTTGATGGGTGGAGCAATCGCTACATTTGTACCGACTCTATACCTAGAACCCTTTGGTAATGTGAACATTGAATCACAAGCCTGCGGAACTCCAGTAATTACTACAGACTGGGGTGCATTTACTGAAACTGTTATAGAAGGTGTGACAGGCTTTAGATGTCGCAACGTTGAAGAATTCGTCTTGGCAACTCAGAATGTCAAGAACTTAGATCGCAAGGCAATACGAGAGAGAGCAGTATCGCTCTACTCCGTAGATGTTATTGCGAAGCAATATGAGAAATACTTCCGCAGATTAGAAACTCTGTGGGGAGATGGCTGGTATACGGAAGGAAACAATGCCAACACTGTCGGAGATGATAGACGAGGTACGGACTAACCTACAGGGTTATTCTCTTCGTCAAGATCGCATCACTTATGTAAATAACTCGGCTGGTCTGACGACTTCTAGTTTGTCAATTCAGGTTGGTTCAGGAGATAACCTTGCCAAAGGTTTGATTGAAATTGATGATGAGTTGATTTGGATTGATTCCTTCAACAAGACAAACAATACTCTCAACGTTATGGGTGCTCCGACTAACCCGATTGGTCGTGGCTTCCAAGGAACCACAGCATCACCACACGCACAGTATGCTCAAGTAACACTAGCTCCAACCTTCCCACGTATCAGCATAAAGAAGGCTATCAACGATACTATCAACAGTTACTTCCCTAAACTCTGGGCAGTAAGTTCAACTACCTTTACATTCAACGCATCACAGACTACCTATGCTTTACCTGATGATTTGGAATCAATTTTGTATATGTCTTGGCAGACTACAGGTTCTTCTCAGGAATGGTTACCTATTAACCGTTGGAGAGCAGACCCAATGGCAAATGCTGCGACCTTTAATACTAACAATACGGTGAACATCTATGAAAACATACAACCTGGTCGTACCGTTCAGGTCTGGTATACAACAGAAGGTAATACCCTTGATGCTAGTACCGATGACTATGCAGATGTCACTGGTCTGCCTGCAAGCACAGTAGATGTAACCATCCTCGGTGCCTGCTACAAACTTCTATCATTCCTTGACACTGGTCGTATCAATCTTACTAGTGCTGAGGCTGACCTTAATGACACCAAGAATCCGTACAACTCTGGTGCATCTGCTTCTCGTTATGTTTTTGCTCTGTATCAACAACGACTACAAGAGGAATCGTTGAAGTTGGCAGACAAATATCCAATTCGTATCCACTACACAAAATAAGGAAGGCTAATGACCAGACAATACTCGTCGATTAGCGTTGAGACGACACTAGCCTCAACAATATCGTCTAGCGCCACAACAATGACAGTGGCAGCAGGAACTGGCTCTGCCTTGCTTGGCGGAGTAACACTTGCCGCAGGCAACGTTGACCAGTTCACTGTTGCTATTGACCCAGATACCACAAACGAAGAAATCATATTTGTTACTGCAAGTTCTACCGATACTTTTACAATCGTCAGAGCACGTTCTGGAACATCTGGAGTGCAACACTCAGCAGGTGCAACAGTCAAACACGTACTTACTAGCGATGATCTTAATGCTTTCAAAGCATCTATCTCGCCTGTAACTAACTTAGGTTTTGCTGGCTCTACCTCTGGTAGCACCACAGTACAGGCTACTGCAGTAGCAGGAACAACCACGCTTACACTTCCTGCAGCAACAGATACCTTGGTAGGTAAAGCAACAACAGATACGCTGACTAACAAGACATTAACTAGCCCAACATTGAATACACCAACAATCAATGATGCTAGACAGAATCTAACTCTTAATGCCCAGACTGGTACTACATACACCTTGGTGCTAACCGACAATGGTCGCTTAGTTACCTTGAGCAATGCTGCTGCCATAACAGTAACTGTGCCACTTAACTCATCCGTTGCATTCGCTACTGGCGCAATCATCAATCTTCAACAGATTGGTGCAGGTCAGGTAACAGTGGCTGGAGCAAGCGGGGTAACTGTCAATGGAACTGGGACAGCCCTTCGTGCTCAATGGTCTGCAGCAAGCCTTGTTAAAACAGCAACAGATACTTGGACCGTGATTGGGGATATTGCCTGATGCCTATTCTTGGAATTATTGCTTCTTCGGGAATACCAAAAACTTTATCTATCGATTATCTTGTTGTTGCAGGCGGTGGTGGCGGTGGCAACCATACTAACAATGTCGGTTTGGGGCTTGGCGGTGGTGGCGCAGGCGGCTTGCGTTCAAGTGTCGCCTCAACAGGCGGCGGTGGTTCCGTTGAAACAGCAATACAAATAAGCAAAGCAACAAATTACACAGTTACAGTGGGCGCAGGTGGCGCGGCAAGCACTAGCGGCAATGATTCAATTTTTTCTACAATAACAAGTACAAAAGGTGGTTACGGTGGACATTCCGCTAATAACTCAGGAGCCGCAGGCGGTTCGGGTGGCGGTGCGTGTGGTTCAAGCGGTGCGGCAAATGGTGGCGCAGGTACGGCAAATCAAGGATTTGCAGGTGGCGGCGTTACCAATCCATCAACAGGTTTTGAAGCAGGCGCAGGCGGTGGTGGTGCGGGTGCCGCGGCGGTAAGTGTAAATTGTGCGACTGCAACGGTAGGTGGCGCAGGTGGCGCAGGTGTTTCTAATTCAATTACTGGCAGTTCGGTAAGTTACGCAGGTGGCGGCGGCGGTTCTATTCGTGGTTCAGGTTTATCTGGTGGCGCAGGTGGTACTGGCGGCGGTGGTACTGGCTGGGGTTCAACTTCGGTGGGTTCAAGTGGCGCAGCCAACACAGGCGGTGGCGGTGGTGGCGGTGGCAACAGCGCAAATCTTGGCGGCTCTGGCGTTGTAGTACTTCGTTATTTAACTACTGATGGAACCATAACTATTGGTGCAGGTTTAACAGGTAGCACAGCAACAGATGGGTCCTATAAAGTAACAACAATCACTGCTGGTACTGGAAATGTGAGTTGGGCATAATGGCACATTACGCATTTTTAGATGAGAACAATGTAGTAACTGAGGTTATTGCTGGGATAGATGAAACTGAACTTATAGAAGGTTTAGACACTGAAACTTGGTATGGCAATTTTAGAGGCCAAGTCTGTAAGCGCACTTCATATTGGACTTTTGGCAATGTTCATTATGGCGATGACGGCAGCCCTGCATTTCGTAAGAATTATGCTGGCATCGGATATGGTTTTGATGGTATCGGTTTTTTTGCGCCACAGCCTTATCCATCTTGGATTCTTAATCCAGAAACTTACTATTGGGAAGCACCTGTTCCATACCCAAATGATGGAAAAGATTATGTGTGGGATGAAGCAACACAAAGTTGGGTAGAAATACCCACCCCTTAACTAAGGAGTAAACCTTGGCACCATATGGTGACGATATTACCGAGGGTATTCCCTATACCCTATCCAATCCTGCTGGCTCGACTAACTATCAAGCCACAGGAGTTTCTTACGATATAGCCATCAACGGGCTGCCATTCTTTCTGGCTGCCAGTGATGATTCACCTTATCGCCGTGTAACGGCGCAGTATCGTAAGCAACAGTATGACCAGACCAGAGAAGCAGGCGAGCAATCGCTGACTGGTTGGTGGTTTAGATCTCAGTCATCATTTCATCTAGGTCAAGGAATTAAATACTTTGAGCCTGCTCAAGATGAGTCACTGCGATTCCAATACACAGAATCTAAAGGCTTGGATGTCTGGACTAAAGGTCAGGCTACCCTGCTAAATACTACAGTCAGGGCTTTAACTAGCGCCAATACCCCGATAATCATTGGTGCTAATGATGGTACTAATGACTGTTTAGTTGTAGCAGATGGCTCTGCCTTGAAGAAAGTTACGATGAGTAATGATACTCCTACTGACTCTACCTATACCCAAGCAGGAACTCCATCTACTATTCTTGATTTAACCACAGATGGAATCAGATACTGGTTTATCAATGGAACTCACGTTCATAGAGGAAATATCACATCAGGTAGTAGCACTGAAATCTATAACGCAAGCAGTACCACAAGTGCCAGAATTAAATACATTAAACAACGCCTTATTGCCAGCGTTAATAATAAACTTTATGAATTAAGTTCTACTCATACTGGCGGTGGCGCTCTACCATCAGACCACTATACCCATCCACAGAGTGACTGGATTTGGACTACTATCTCAGAGGGTCCTAATGCTATCTATGTAGGTGGCTATAGCCGTAAGAACTCATCTATCTATAAGATTACTTTAGATTTGGCTAATGCTAATGCTCTTGGCTTCCCAGAACTTAGCGTTCCTTCGGTAGTTATAGACCTACCTGAAGGTGAAATCATCAATACCTTTGATACCTACCTTGGTACCTACGCGGTACTATGCACTAACAAAGGTGTTCGAGTAGGAGTTCTAGGTAATGAAGGAGATGTCTCCTATGGACCGCTACTATTTGAAACAGAGTGTACTGATGTGTCCTTTAGAGACAAGTTTGCTTATGTATCTACCAAGCAGGGAAGCGAATCAGGTTTAGTTCGTATTGATTTATCACAGCCAGTAATTCCTAACAGCCTTGTCTTTGCCTATGCTTGGGATGTATGCGCCTCTGGCGAGACTACTACCAGTAACTCAGTAGCCTTTCTTGGTGGCACAGATCGTGTAGCTTTCTGTGTTCCAGGCGATGGTGTATGGGTTGAATCATACGGAGTCAAGGTTGCATCTGGTTATCTAAAGACTGGCTTTATCCGCTATAACACTCTTGAAGGTAAGCTATTCAAACTACTTACCCCGCGTATTGATACCACTAATGGTAGCTTGAGTATCTCATCTATCGGCTATGACTATACCGAATATGCAATCGGTTCTTTTGCTGAAGAGTCTACTGTTTCTGAAATCGGCATTCCTTATCCGCAAGGACCTCAAGAATACTTAGCCTTCAAGTTTACACTTAGCCGTGATGCCAATGACAGCACTCTTGGACCACTATTTACTGGCTACCAGT